CCGTGATGTTGTTGATTTTCAGCCACTCAACAGCAGCTCGAAGATCAGCTGTCGAAGCCTCACCACCTTTTACCCGAGCAATGAACTCGGAAGTGACAAGACCGTGGAGCAGCTCGAACTGCTCTTCAGTACCCATGTGGGTTTTCTTTTTTGAGTTAGCCATCAATCATTTACGGATACGATAGGGACGATGTCGTTGCAGAGGATTTCCATCCGGGAGCCCGGACGAAAGGTGAAACCCTTAGTCTGCAGTTCTGAACATCGAAGAGCCCTCACAAGCTCATAATCAAGCCGCATCTTCTGCTCATTACGGCGAGCAATAGATTTACACAACTCGACCATAGATCCATCTAGCGGCACACTGATACTGATCTGTGCTCCAAAATTATTAGAGCGGACATAGGCAGTATCCTCAAACGGGATAGTGTCGTTACCTAGATAAAACGGTGAGAACTGAAGTGTTGTCCCGTTACAGCTATTATTAGAGGCAAAGTATTGCCTAGACGGTGCTCCATTGTTCTGAAATTGCACCGCTTGATTAGTAACATTTCCTGTAGCTGCTGCTACTGGAGATGATGTATTTTGTACCTTTGGATCTTCTGCTAGAGCCGGTAATCCACTTACTGAGAGAACACCGAGAGCGACGTAGTTACAGAGTTTTGATTGATAACTTCGTCGATCAGTTGAGTCTCGATAACCCCTGCGGGTCGATTGACTGTTTCCAACTGAAACTGCTCTCCGGCATTGGTCACGGAGTAGGTGGTAGCAGCGTCCAAGATGTCCCCACTTGGGGTTACATTGGTTCCGCTCCACGATTTATATGTCCCTCCTAGGGTCTCGATAGAAATAGTTCTGTCAATATCCACCGTTGTGGTGGTCGTGCTCTGCATACTCCCTTGAGTAAAGTCAGCCGAGACTTGGCTAAATGCAGCAGGAGTCGCTGTTAGCAGAGCAATAAAAAAGAAAATACCTTTAAACATCAGTCTTCCTTCTTTTTAGGATCAGAGGATTTAGAACTTGGCTTACTGTTGGACGTATTCAAACCAAAAGTTGCAAGAGCCCCAGTAAATACTGAGGCCACAAAAGTTATATCCCCGCCGCTTTGTCCTTTTTTGAACATAGGCAGCTCGACATAGTTTAAGGTGATAATAAAACCACTCCAAACTACAACACCTAGACGAACAAATGTGCCTAGGATATGAAGTTCATGGTCAGTGCTTTCTTTCACCTTGTTTAAGAAGCTTCGGGGTGCTTCTTTTTGGTTAGTTTGTTCCATGTCTGTTTAAACACAGGCTTCATCAGAGTGACTAGCCACTTAAACAAAGACGTGGCAGTAAGGGTGGCTGCAACGCTAATGAATGCAGTGGTAGCTGCCGTCGTCATGATCTCCGTTGTAGGCATCGGGACCTCTACATCAGTAAAGGGGACTTCGATCAACTGAGCTTCGGGCGGCAAAACCTTTGGAACGGACGGAGCGGGTGCTTTTGTTTCCTGATCCTCTTCCGGTGGGGGATCTTCATTTATCCCCTCAATACCAGGCGGGGGCTGAAGGTTGCTTGGAGGAACCACAAGAGGCGGGTACTTAGGTAGTTCCGCCTCAGGCACCTCCAAGGTTGGTTCAGGTAAGGGAATCCGTTCTGGTACGGCGACAGAAGGAAGCTGGGGAGCTTCCGGCCAGCTCATTCAAGCTGACCGAACAGGCCTCGTTCGATAAAAGCCACAGCTTCATCATCTACAGAGTTGTCAGATTGTTCTGCCAGTTTCTTTAGAAGATCAACGATAAGGCGTTTGACCTTTTCAGAATTAAGAAACGAAAAAAGGATTGGACGGATAAGAGTAATCATGATTGTTAGAGAGCAGGTCCTTCGCTCCAGGTTTGAGTAGCTTCATCCCATTGAGGGTTTTGCATTCCTGGGGTTGGGTGAACGGGTGGACTCATAACTCCAGTTTCATTGTTAAAAGTCCAGCTCGTCCAGGTGGGATGACTGGCTTCAAATTGAGCTTCAACTTCAGATTGATAAGCAGAAAACTCTTCAGCAGTCATGGCTCGGGCTTCATACGCTTTAAACCAATACCCATCTTCGTAACGGAGTTCACCGTAAGCCGCCCAAGCTTGATTCCAAAGTTTAGGAATTTCCCTTGTCAGCAGAAAGGGAACATAACGGTCGGGAATAGAGCCGTCACGAAAACCGTCTTGAAAATAACCGATAGATCTTGCAGAATTTTCATCAACAGGATTGCCAATAGGGTTATTTTCACTGTCTACTTCAATGTAAAATCTACTCATTTAGATGTCCTCACAGTTAGTTGATGGATAAGATCGAGATGTTGATTCACCTCCCCACATAATACGAACGGCACCGTCAGCACCAGGGCCGCCACCATACGTTGTGCCAGGGCCGCCACCTCCGCCGCCAGGGAATCCTCCTTGGATACTATTACCGTTGTGACTGTAAGTGGTATTTTCACCATTGCAGCCGTGGTATCCAGTCAACTCACCAGAGTCAATACCAGTACGTATTGAACCACCTTGACCGCCTAATCCTGCCATATATGACCCGTGACTGGTTGTAGTACCGCCTCTTCCAGTAGAAGCTCCGTAACCGAATCCCCTTCCCGCAGTGTAATCAGTACGGATTCCATAAATACCCGTTCCTCCTCCAGCTCCAGTTCCGTATGTGGAGGAATAACTCGATCCAGCAGCCCCGGCTCCGGAGTTAGTAGTAGCGCCGTTGTTACTATTACCGCCAGCACCGTTATAGCCGCCAGCACCACCACCGCCGGACCAGCTATCACCGTTACCGCCGTTACCGCCGCCGTCACCGACATAGGTGCCGCCAGAACTTTCACCATTACCGCCACGTCCTGCGACAGTATTGAGACCTACAAAATAAGAATCTTGCCCGTTATTAGCGCCTCTATTGCCTTTACTACCGACAAATACAGTGTAACTTTGACCAGGAGTCACCGAGATGTTGTTTTTCCAACCGAGACCGCCACCGCCGCCTCCGTTGTTAGCCCACGTTGATCCGCCGCCACCACCGGCGCCTACACAAACAGCGGATACAGAAGTAACACCAGGTGGACAAGTCCACGAATAGGTTCCAGGAGCCAAGTATTCGGACTGACCACCATTTGTTAGCCAGTTAGAGTTTCCTGTATAGTGGTTATATGCATTAAGGTCGTAAATACCAACCCTAGCTGAATTGTTTGTTCCAAATGTTTTAAAATTTTTGGCAGACATTTAACACCTCATCAAGTAATTTCGAGTACAGCAATAGTTGCACTAAGGTTGTTGTTGCTGTTGGTAGTCAGTTTAATGCTTTCGCCTGCTTCCAACACTACTTTATTTTGGACAAGTTCAAGACCAACTTCTGCTGGAATGTCAGCCTCTTTAATCAAGGTACTGCCGACAGTTGACCCATCAGATTCAACAACTTCAGCAGTTGCATTAATAATACTTGCAGATTTGTTTGCCAAAGAAATCGACAAAATAATTGCAACAGCACCAGAAGAGGTTGGTGCGGTATAAGAAGTAGTTCCAGAAGAACTTACATCACCACCAGCACGCTTAAAAGTTTCAGCCATTTGTTTAAAAAATTAGTAAAATAAGAAAATTAACCGAGTGCAAGAGCTACACCAAGAGAGGCTTTAGATCCAACTTGTGCATCCACGTAACCTTTACTTGCTGCGTGTTGATTATTGGTAGGGTCAGTGACTGGCAAAGTCACAGCGGTAGTAACAGTAACACCGCCAGTAAGTGCAATATCGCCAGTACGAGTGATGTCACCAGTACCCAGCAGGTCGCCAGTTACCGTAAGATCACCAGTGAGGGTGGTGTTGCCTACTTTAGGGACATAATCAACCCAGCTAAGAACACCTGTGCCATCCGTAGTCAGTGCGTAGCCGGTTAAACCTGCGTCGGCTGGGAGGGTGAGGGTATAAGAAGCTCCGGCAGAATGTGGCGGGCTTTTAATTTTTACACCGTGGGAGTTTTGAGCACAGTTCAGTTGGATCTGACCGTCAGTAGAAGATCCATCACCCCTAGCTACAGGGATACCTGTGAACTGAGGAGATGCTAGTGGTGCTTTAGCTGCAAGAGCAGTAACGTTACTAGCAATGTTGGTGGTGTTGGTCGCAATATCGGTCGTGTTAGTGGCGATGTTAGTCGCATTAGTGGTGATATTGCCAGTATTAGTGTTGATACCGTTAGCAGCGGTAGCAAGATCTTCTACAGTAACCGGAGTTTCTGCTCCTTGGTTATTGGTGTAGAGGATAGTATCGCATTTGAGTTTTCCGAATGCCATAATAATTAGGTAAGTACAGTTAATTTAGACCCATTATTGACCGTAATCGTGGCTAAAGGGTCAATAGTCACGTCACCAATAATTGCTGCGTTTGTATTAGCAGGAATAATTTTGTTAGCAGTGATCGTTGTAGGTGTTTCAATGAATGCAGGAGCAGCAGCAGCTCCACCACCTGCCAATGAACCCCATACAGCACCGTTGTAGCCTTCAAACTGTGCAGTTGTAGTGTTAAAACGGAAGTTACCTGCGATAGGCGAAGATGTTCGCTGTCCTGTAGTGCCAGCGGGGATTAAGGCTTCACCGTTAAGGTTGGATTGCTTAACGTAGTCAGATAGTTGGGTAGCACCTGCAGGGATATTAACCGCACCAGTCTGCTGGTTGATCTCAAATGTAGTACCTGCTTTAAAAGTACCTTTGTCGTTAACAGTAACTGCCCAAACCTTACCGCCGTTGAGTTCAATGACTTCATCACTAGGGTCTGGAATTCCACCATTTTCAGGAAGAGCAGAATAGTCAGTACCAGAACCCACATACTCCATCGTGTGACCGCTAGAGGCGATCATCGAACGAAGGTAGAAGCTAACAGTAGCTCCCTGAGCAACGTCATATTCGATGCCGAGGTTGACCGAACGATCAGCAGGGTCTGGCCTAATGACGGTCACAGTCCAGCCAGTTCCGGCTGCTGCGACGCTAAGGATTTCATAGGTTGACGTTCCGTTGGTATCTACAACATCCATCAGCATGTTGGGCTGGGGACGTGTAGCAGTGCCGTGCCAGGTAGCACTAGCTGTTGGAGCATCAATCGTGATAGCTGTCACATACGGAGAGACCGCAGAAGCAGTCACAGCGTTAGTGGCAGTAGAGGTGAAGACAGGTGTGGATGATCGACCGTCAGCCACAAGAGCTTGATCACCAAAGTCAGTGGTAGATGCAGCCAGGTTGGCCTGTCCACCATTCAGACACTTGATATGGTATTTATTAAAGAAAGCGTAGCTTGAAGTACACTGAGCGTAGCCATTGTTAGTGACCAGGATACCTGGACCGTTCAAGCCTACGTGTGTATAGCTATCGCAAACGATAGAGCGAAGAGGACTACTGACTGAGACAGTCGAACCATCAATCAAAAGACCACCACCAGTGGGCAGTGAGTCAAGGTCTCCGGCTTGTCCACCTCTAGGATTGTGTGCATTCAGATTGTTGTTATCAATCTCACTGTCGGAGAAATTAGTACAACTTTGAATGTAAGGTGATTTCAGAATCCTGGCACCTGCATAGAACGCAACGTTCCAACCCTGTTGAATAGGTAAGACTGGATCAATAGCATTGCCAGTACCAGTACCAGCCTTGACGCCAGTAAAGGTAATGTTCTGCATAAACGTACCACTGTTCACCTCAAACAGTGTTTCGTTTTGGGTGTTGCCCGTTGGATGGACAATGCAACTACGTAGAGATTGACCAATAATCGAAATGTTCCGACGTTTGATCTGAATAGGAGCAACCTCTTGATATACACCTGCGGCAAGGATTACAACCTGTCCATCACCGTCGCCTTCGACAGTAATCTCAAGTCCAGATCCAGAACCGCCGAGATTGGTGTTAGCAGCAGAGAGAACATCTCCGATGCCGTAATCTTCTAGAGTTGTTGTGTTGTTGATGGTGACAGTTGTCACAACACCACTAGCAACCGTGATGTCTGCTGTGAGTCCTGTACTACCACCACCCGTTAGGGGAACGGCGAGATAAGTGTTATCGACATAACCACTACCACCATTTGTAATACTGACTTCGATTTCAGCATTGATCTGGTTGATAGCAGCTTTGATTGTTTCCTTAGGCGTACTAATACGATGACCGTCAGAAAGGTTACTGCCTGCCTCAGGGTCTACATAAACAACCTTAGGTTGGTTGGTAAACGTACCACCGGAAGTAATTCCGAGCCAACGAATTCCATCCCAAACCGAAAGAGTTTTATCACTGTCGTTTTGAATCCAAGTCTTGCCAAGTTCCCAGGCAGTCCCTGTTGGTTCTGTGGTTTGAACAAGAGTGTCAAAGCGACGAGCGGCCGCTGATGCAGTAAAGATGTTTGCATCTGTAGGAGTAGGACCAGCGTTCTGCTCTGAGTAATCAATTTTGTCGCTGTCTTTGATTCGATCAAAGTCAACGCTGTTGATACCCAGTCCCAGGTCTACAGAGCCATTGCCGTTGCTGGTGACTGTTACGCCAGTTCCATCAGCAAGGATGTTATTTTCGATGGCATAATCAATATGCTCATCAATCGCTTCAGTTGTAGCGATGTGGTTGTTGCTATTAAACCAAGTAGTAGAGCCGTCAACAATGTCGGCACTTTTAATACGGTCTAAGTCAACGCTATTAGCGCCGATGCCAATAGTAGGTGTTCCGCCTGTGGAGGTATAAGTAAGACCATCCTGAACGGTAACATCGTTATCCAGGGCATCGTCAATTTTGTCTGCAATTCTATTTTCAATCGCCCCAGAGGTAGCGATGTTGGAATTGTCAGTCGTCCAAGTTTCACCAGTATGAAGGGTCTCACTGGTGTTGTTCCATGTCTCGCCGTCGATATGGGTTTCTAGGGCGTTACGAGCGTTTGTCTGGGCTGTGTCCTTATCGTCAATATAGGTACGAACAGCAGCATCCAGGGCATCGCTGTAGGCCTTAGTGGAAGCGTCCTGTGCAGCAACCGGATCAGCAAGGTTGACAATGTTGTTGCCGCCAAGATTAATGTCGTCAGGGAACTCTGCATTAAACAGGGTTGCAAACTGAGCGTTTTCCTGGGCTGAATATAGAAGCTTCAGGTAGTTGTCGTTGAGATCCTGGGACCGGATTGCAGAGCCTGCAAAGAAGGTCGCCGGAAGGTTGTCAACGTTTGTGTTCCGTTTTACAACTACATCCACTCCAGAAGCAGGAGCGGTATTTAGTTGAACGGTTGTGGCGTTGGCGAGAGTATATGCAGTTGTAGCAACGCTATCAACTTCAACAATGATGTCGGTAGCTGCTAGATATGGGAATGTGAAGGGGAATAGGACCGTAGTCCCATCCCCTGTAAATGTATTTTGGGTAACAG